TGACTACGGTGCATCCTCTGCGACAGGTAACTACGGTGCATCCTCTGCGACAGGTAACTACGGTGCATCCTCTGCGACAGGTTACAAAGGTGCATCCTCTGCGACAGGTGACTACGGTGCATCCTCTGCGACAGGTAACTGCGGTGCATCCTCTGCGACAGGTTACAAAGGTGCATCCTCTGCCAATGATTCCGAGAGTGTTGCGGTTGCATGGGGATACAAAGGAAAAGCAATGGGTGTTCTTGGTTCTCATATTGTACTTGCAGAGTGGAAATACATCGGCAAAGAAGATGATGATAGATACGACAGATCAGAGCAGAAAGCATGGGAGTTTGTTGGTGCTAAGATGTTTCGGGTAGACGGTGAAAAAGTGAAGCCGGATACATGGTACAGATTGGAGAATGGTGAACTTTTGGAGGTGGAAGAGTAATGGGAGATAAGGAAAAATTGATGATCACTGTTCCTTACGATGACTTTATCTGTGGAATACAGGCATTGCGGATTCTTATATCTGCCAGGCAGATGTTAAAAAGCGGTGATGCCTTTGCGTCCGATGGACTTAAGGCAATCCTCGGAATAAAAAAAGAGGACGATGATAAGGATACCAGATAAAAACATGATAAATATAGGTAGGGAGAAAAGATAATTGGAAATTTTATTTATTTTAATATTTTTAATTTGCTTTTTGCTAGTAGTTATCGCAATCACTGACACAATCGAAAAATGCAGTTATTACAAGTGGAAATCAAAAAGCCACAATGAATTTTCTGATAAAGAAAGTGAGGATAAAAATGCAAAATTAGAGGTGGATAAAAAAGGACGGTGATAAGGATGCCGGAAAGAATTGAGAACCGCATGGTTGTGGATTCTTTGTGGGAAAGCTGTTATCCACAACAAGAAAAAGCATTAAAAGAGCCTGGTTATCACAAATATGGTACTGGTGATTTTGTACCTGAGAAGGAAGCTTATGAATATGCACTTGATCAGTGCTTAAATGGGTCAGAGGAAGATCAGAAGGAATTTAGAACCATGCTTGTTGAATGGTACTTCAGCGGTGGAGCATGGAGAAAGGAAGAATATAGTGGCACTTAAATCTTGGGATGAATTAAGAAAAATAGATGTAAGACCATTTTGCGAAGAGCGAGATGGGATGCTTTATCTGAATTGGGCAAAATGCATTTCTCTTTTGCATGAGAACGGTGCAAAGGTGGTTCGTTGGACTCCGATTCCCGATGAGAAAACAGGAACAAGTCTACGTATGACAGAGGCGGTCTTTTCGGACAGCAAAAATAATACTAATCGTTGCTATGAGACAAGAATACTGGTCGTAATCGATGATATGGAATTTGAGATGCAGTCTCCCGTAATGAATGGTACAAATCCAGTAAAAGATAATTCCATGTCGCAGCAGAGGGTTTGGAACAGTATGTGCAGATCTTTTGTAAAATGCGTTGCTATCAATACAGGATTGGGATTTGATTTGTGGCTGAAAGAAGAAGCAAGACCTTTTCAAATGGGAATACCTCAAGATGATGTTCAGCCTTCCGCTGCTAGTATGACGGTATTGAAACAGTTATGTGAGAAACATAAGGTTAATCTTGCCTATTGGGCTAAGAGCAACAACAAGACCATAGAAACATTGACAGGATCAGAAGTGGGAATGATGTTGCAGACGTTGAGAGAGAAATATGGGGATGACTGATAATGGAATTTACCGGTAAAGTGGCTGGAATCACAATGGATTTCACGACAGGCAAATATAACATATCGTTTCAGGCTGATTCAGCAGATGCCGTGACCAGCCAGTTTGACGGTATCAAGGATGCAGAGAAGCTGACCATTACCGCTGTTAAATTCCGTCAGAAGAGATCACTGGATGCGAATGCCTATTACTGGCAGTTGATCACAAAGCTGGCAGAAGCAATGCATATTTCCAAGGGCCGGATGCACAACATGATCCTGCGGAAGTACGGACAGAGGGAATACATCGAGGGAAAGCTTGTCACTCTAACACTCCCGGACACGGACAAGGCAGAGAACACAGCATTGGAAGCTGAGACTTACCATATCGGTCCGACATCACAAGTGCGTGAGGGCAAGGACGGAACCATGTATCGCACATATGTCATGTACCGTGGCTCTCACGATTACGACACCAGGGAGATGAGCGAACTTATCAATGGACTGGTATCCGAATGTAAGGAAGTTGGAATTGAAACCCTTACTCCTGCGGAACTGGAAGAAATGATGAAAGCGTGGAAGCCATGAAGAAGTGTTGGAGCGTTCTTACGGACGATATGGGATCCTGCTATATCACCCATTTGGGAGTAGTCCATATCCACCATGTGTTTAACGGCAGCCGGAAGAAATCCAGTGAGGAAAGAGGATTCCTGGTACCTTTACATCCGACATTACATACATACGGACCGGCCAGTGTGCATAGGAAACCGAATCAGGGACTTGACCTGAGACTGAAGCAGGAATGCCAGCGGTATTATGAGGAGCATTACGGATCCCGTGAAGAGTTTATAAAAGAGTTTGGAAGGTCTTACCTATAAGGTTGCAACACCTGTCCTGCGGGGCGAAAGAAACCGTTTGTGTTAGTAATGGTGTCTCACAAACAAGCCATTATTATTATTGTCAGGGCGGACGGTGATCCGCCCGGGAGGTGATAAGTATACTGATCGAGAACTACATCCCTTTTGGATATAAGAACCGGATATCCCGGGAAAAACTGGTATCTGATACGAGAATGAGTGACCGAAAGATCCGGAAGGCAATGGAAGAGGCTCTTCTGCTCCGCGGTACTCTGATCATTAATATAGACAATGGGTATTTTAGACCGGACGGTAGCCATGAGGACCGGCAGAAAGCCAAAGCTTATCTTTTCCGGGAGATGGCAAGGACCAGCAGCTGTAACAAGCGCTGTAAGGCTATACGGCGGTGCCTGACACCTAAAGCAGAGAATACTGGTCAGATGTCGTTGAAAGATTTCGGAATAGGGTAGGTGGGATACGTGGAGTATATAAAACTAAACCGGAAAATCATGGAATGGGAATGGTACGGGAATATAAATACCTGCCGGTTATTTATCCATATGCTTCTCAGGGCAAACTGGAAAGACGGAAGATTTGAAGGCAAGGTGATTCCCCGTGGATCCTTCGTGTCATCACTTCCCAAGCTGGCGGAGGAGACAGCCCTGACAATCCGGGAGGTAAGGACCGCAATTTCGCATCTAAAATCGACAGGCGAAGTGACATGCAAAACATATCCCAAATATACCGTATTTACAATAAAAAACTACTGTGAGTATCAGCAGAGTGACATGCAAAATGACAGTCAAACGACAGACAAGCGACATTCTAATGACATTCTAACGACAACAATAGAAGAAAAGAAAGAAGGAAAGAATAATAAAAAAGAAGATACTAACGTATCTAAGAAAAAATTTATTCCGCCCACTGTCGAAGAGGTTAGAGCTTACTGCCAGGAACGCGGGAACAAAGTGGATCCGCAAGATTTTGTTGATTATTACACATCCAACGGATGGATGGTTGGCAGAAATCGGATGAAGGACTGGAAAGCGGCGGTCCGTGGTACTTGGGAGAAAACCAGTAAGCGGGAAAAGGAATCGGAGCGGAAAAAGTTTGATGCCAACAGAGGGATATTGCAAAGAGATTACGATATGGCTGAGTATGAAAAAGCCATACTGGCGAACTGAGAGGAGGATAAGGATGTCAACATACGATGATGTGAATGCAATATGCCCATTCTTTCTCGCCGGCGACAAGCAGAGGATCACCTGCGAAGGTCTGATAGACAGATCCCGGTGCATTAACCGGTTTGACTATAGCAAAGATCGTGAGCATTACCGGAGCAAGTACTGCGACGGACATTACGAGCAATGCAGAATTTACAGAGCGTTGAATCAAAAATAAGAGGAGGAACAGGATGGGAAAACTTAATGTGGCGGTAGCCATGATGCATCTGTATCCACTGGGGATCAGGGTGCGGCTCCAGGATGATTACCCGGATACGGATCATGAAATCTACGGGTACACGGTCAATGCCGATGGGGCGTACATGGAGTTTCGGGACGGGATGCGGCTGGATCTGATGAACATGGGGCAGATAGCGGAGGTGGTCTGATGGAAATGTCAAATGAAGAAATCATACGGAGATATAAGCAGGCAAAGCATAAGCCTTCGCAGATCCAAATCCTGGCAGATCTCAATGCCTGCCCTAAATCCAAGATTTTGGAGATTGTCAGTGACAGCATAGCCCCTAAGCATTCAGTTCCGGCACAACACAAGGAGCAGCCGGAACCGGTCAAGGCGGTGGATAACCTGGCATCATTTGAAGAGTATGTCGTAAACCGTATGGATGAGATAGATGGGCAATTAAAGGCGCTGGAAAAGGAATATGCCGATTTATCGGTTACATTGCTGACAATCGGAAGATATGGAGAAGAGAGGGCATCGGTGCATGAGTGAAAGATTTTATGATGAGGATGAACTGTATGATATGCAGAAACATCCCAGCGTGCGGGCAATCCGCATAGGCCGGACCAAGCCATATGAGTGCAGCTATCCAGTGATGGTGGAGAGACCGAGGATCAAGGAAAGGAGCAAGGATGGAGAGACTGACAGAAAGAAAAAGAAATTTTAATGGCACTGCTATGAGCAAAAAGTCAATGATAGACAGAGAAGGATATCCTGCGGTAAGTGATTATGCATCAAAAGTACTTACAAAATTAGCAGATTATGAGGATGCTGAAGAGCAGGGATTGCTCTTGCGGTTGCCGTGTAAGGTGGGAGATAAATTATATCGTATAACTCCATATGCAAAAGAACCGATTATTACAACACACGTTTTACAAATAAATATCAAGCAGTTTTTCAATGAAAAAATAATTGTAAGAATTGATGTCATGGATAAAATGGGTGAAAGTTGTTATTTCTTAGATGATATAGGTAAAAAAGTATTCTTATCGAGAGAGGAAGCCGAAGCCAAGCTGTCAGAAATGGAAGGTGCGGAATGAAGAGAGAAGAAGCTATCAAGGATTTGGACATTATCAGGTTTAATCCTCATTGGGATGAGCTTGTAAATGAAGAATATTGGCAAGAACTTATGGAAATGGCAATCACCGCCTTGCAGAATCAGCCGGGGTGGATTCCGGTAAGCGAGAGACTGCCGGAAAAATCATATGGATGTTTGGTAACTGTTATGGATTTTGAGCCGTTAACACAAACGGATTTTGAAAATATACTTCCGTATTTTGTCGGATATGACGGTCACGGATGGAACAATGCAGACGGAGAGACAATTCCATTTGAAGTTATTGCTTGGATGCCACAGCCGGAACCGTACCGGGAAAGTGAGCCACATAAGCAGACCAATGCAGACCGGATCAGGAGCATGACGGATGAGGAACTGGCAGAGTTTATAGCTCGTAATAATTATGATTGTGCAAATTATTGTGAAGATGCTAAATGTGGTTGCAGTTGGAGTTGTGGTAATAAAGACAAGACAATAGCATTGCAATGGTTGCAGAAAGAAAGTGAGGAGACAAAATGAGTGAGAGAAAGTATGAAGTTTATGAAAATGAGAATAGAATAGCGAGCAATATGAGCTTAGAAATGGCACTTTTATTTATTAAGGCGTATTGTGACGAATACTACAATGAAAAAGTGCGCCTTACTTTGGTGAAAATGGAGGGTAGACATGACGGAGAATGGAGCAATGGAACTTAAACCATGCCCGTTCTGTGGCGGAAAAGCAATGTTCTTAACCATTACAAATAAGTCATCACATTCGGCTGTTGGGGTAATGTTCAAAATCAAATGTATGAAATGCGGAACAGAATTTCCAAAAAGCTATGAATGTGAGATGTACATGGATCAGGACGGAGGCATCAGAACAGGGAAAGACGAGCGAACAAAAGCAATTACAGATTGGAACAGGAGGGCGAACGATGAAAATACTGATTGATATTCCCAAGGCATTTGAAGTGGACTATAACACAGACCGATTCGCAGAGTTCTTCCAGCGATGTCTTGCGGATATGGGTACCTGCTGTGGTAACTATGAGTTTGAAACCGCAGAGATGATGGAAAAGGCATTTGCAGAGAGTAAGATATACGACCCGGAAAAGGTTGTGGAACAGTTGGAAGAACGCACAGCATTTCTGAAAGACTGTACGAAGTATGGAAATAAAACAGCAGAGCAGCAGTCAAAATCCTACGACACTATGATGATGTACGAGGTCAAGGATTTGGTAGATGAATTGTTGGAGATTGTAAAGGCAGGTGGAACAGATGGCAATTAAACCGATTTTATTCAATACAGAAATGGTTCGGGCGATTCTGGACGGGCTGAAGACCTGCACCCGGCGTATATGCAAAGATGCAAATGAGTATACCGTACCGGATATGGAATTTTACAATGCCGACAAGAGAACTTATGCAGTACATAACTTTGCTGATAAGGAGCATATGGAACAGTTAAGTACAGCGGAGAGAACCTGTCCTATCTGTCCAGGCGATATCTTGTATGTACGGGAAACATGGGAACATTTTGATTGTTGTTGTTGCGAGGGAGACGAACATGGAAATTGTTACCAAGAACCACAACAGAACGTCTTGAATAAAAGCTATGGCTGTTATATGTACCGGGCAACAGATGAAATATATGGAGATGCAAGGTGGCACCCATCTATCCACATGCCGAAAGAAGCCGCTCGTATCTGGCTGAAAGTTACGGATGTAAGAGTGGAGCGGTTGCAGAGCATTACCGAGGACGGAGCAAAGGCAGAAGGAGCGATAGATAACAGAGGGTTTATCCACAGCCCGGAGAATGAATATGATCGCATACATACAGCCAGAGAGCATTTTATTGAGATTTGGAGCAGCACTATAAAAAAATCCGACATTGACCGCTACGGCTGGGATGCTAATCCTTACGTTTGGGTGATATCGTTTGAACGGTGTGAGAAGCCGAAAGGAGTGTGAAATATGCCCAAAGCAGCATTGGTAATGGATATGCCGGAAACCTGTGAGAATTGCGCTTGTAAATATCCCAGTTATAAAGACGATGCTCTTTACGACTGCGCTATTACAGGGAAAGAAATTCCGATAAATGGCGGACGCTACGGGGAAAAGCCAGATTCTTGTCCGCTCAGAGAACTGCCGGAGAAAAGACGTACAGTAGGGAAAGAAAGTGAGAATGACAAACTGATGATGAATGCAGGATTTAATGCTTGCTTGGATGAAATCTTAAAGGAGCGTGATGCAGATGGAACAAGTTGATTATACCGCCCTGTACGAGCAGAATGAGGACTTCAAGAGGTACGTTGACCGCTACTGTACCAAGCACCGAATCAGCGTTGCAGAAGCCTTACAGCACTACCTGGTGCAGATGGCGGGCAGGATGTACAAGGAGCAGTCAGAAACGATAGTAAGAAAGGAATAACACTTATCCTCGTGAAACGAGGTTTCCCGGAATCAGAATCCGGGTTGTAAAAATTGATAAATGCTAGAATGGAATGTCATGGTTCGCCTGAGAAATAGCAGCTATTAACACGCTGCTTAGGTATCGCCCCAGAAAAGGCTAACGGCCAGCGGTAATAACTCCCAAAGACTACAAGGCAGATTGTAAATTTACCACACGGATAAATGTAGTGTGGTGTGTGGATTTATTAGAAAAAAGTATAAAAAGATTGATAACTGCAAGTGAAATGTCGTTGCATCATTACGGTAAGCCACTTGTATGTGAGTATTCGGGTGGTAAGGATTCAGATGTGCAACTCCGGTTGTTTGAAATGGCAAAAATACCTTACGAGGTACATAACAGTCATACAACAGTAGATGCTCCTGATACGGTATATCACATAAGAGATGTGTTCCGACAGCAAGAACTGAAAGGAATCAAGTGCACGATTGATTATCACAGACAAGCGAACGGTCAAAATTTGACGATGTGGAATCTGATTCCAAGAAAACTGATGCCACCGACAAGAGTGGTTCGGTATTGTTGCTCAGAACTGAAAGAGGGCGGTAATGAAAATCGAATGATTGCGACAGGAGTTAGATGGTCGGAGAGTACGAAGAGAAGTCTTAGAAGCCCTTTTGAGGTGCTTAAAGACAGCGCAGATAAAAGTGTAGGCATAACCGATGAAAAGATGCTTATAACGGACAATGACGATACGAGAAAGCTATTTGAGAGTTGCCAAATGAAAGCAAAAACAGTAGTGAATCCAATAATAGACTGGACAGATGATGATGTTTGGAATTTCATTCAGTCTGAAAAGATTCCAGTCTGCAAGTTGTACGGTTGCGGATATAAAAGACTCGGTTGTTTAGGTTGTCCGCTTGCTAGAAAGTCGCAGAGGGAGCGTGAGATGCACGATTATCCAAAGTACAGACAAGCTTATATCCATGCTTTTGACAAAATGTTGAAAGAAAGGAAAGCTAAAGGAAAGCCAGTACAGTGGACTTGCGGAGAAGAGGTTTACCACTGGTGGATGCAGGACACGAATGTTTTTGGTCAAATGCAGTTATCGGATTTTATGGAGTTAGAAAATGGTTAGATTAAAAGTAAGAAAGGAATAACGAATGCCCGGTAAACCGTGGAGACATGAACACAGAAATATTCCCGGATTGTGGAATTATGTGCTATTTAGCACAGAAATAAGAGAAAGGAGCCGTAATGGATTTTGGATATTACAACATGGATTGCATGGATGGGATGAAAGAGTTCCCGGATGGTTACTTTGACCTTGCGATTGTGGATCCACCGTATGGGATTGGAGAAAATGGGGATAAAAACCATACAAGAAGTAACCTGGCAAAAGCAAAGGATTACAAGAGTTTTAGCGGAATGGATATAAAACCACCAAACGAAAAATATTTCGATGAACTGTTTAGAGTGTCAAAAAATCAGATTATTTGGGGGGCAAATCATTTTATAAGCAAAATGCCGTTTGATAGTAGTTGTTGGATTGTTTGGGATAAAGATAATGGAAATAATGATTTTGCTGATTGTGAACTTGCATGGACTTCGTTCAGTACTGCAGTAAGGAAGATTAAATATAGGTGGAGTGGAATGCTTCAGCAAAATATGAAACACAAAGAAAACCGTATCCACCCTACACAAAAGCCAGTGGCACTATATGAATGGCTTCTGAACCGCTATGCAAAGCCCGGAGACATTATCTTGGACACACATGTAGGCAGTGCCAGCAGCTTGATAGCCTGCTACAGAACCAACCATCCATATGTTGGCTTTGAACTGGACAAGCATTATTATGATTTGTCAAAAAAGAGATTAGATGCAGAAATGGCACAAATGCGATTATCTGATTTTATGCCGGGGGTGATGCCATGATTCAGATGAGCATTTTTGACATGATACGTGAACCGATACGGATTACAAAGCCTATAAGGCTGATAGAACTGTTTGCCGGATATGGTTCGCAGGCAATGGCACTGGAAAGAATCGGTGCAAAATTTGAAAAATACCTAATTTGTGAATGGTGTGTGCAGTCATTTGCATCATACAAAGCCATACATTTTGGGGAAGATAAAATAGATTATAGTGAAGGCATATCACAAAAACAACTGATTGATATTTTGTTTAAGTATGGAATATCAAATGATGGCAAGAATCCAATGACATTGAAGCAGATTGGAAAAAAGCCAGAGAAGTGGCTTAGAAAAACATACAACAACATCAAATCAACAAAGAACATTGTGAATATAATGGCAACATCAGGCAGTGATTTAAAGGTGGTTGATACAGAAAAATTCACATACATCTTAACATATTCATTTCCTTGTCAGGATCTTTCCGTGGCAGGGAAAATGGCAGGAATGAGCAAAGGATCTGGTACGAGATCAGGAATGTTGTGGGAAGTAGAACGTATTTTGAAAGAAATAAGAGATGGTGGCAATGAGTTACCGCAGATTCTGTTCATGGAGAACGTTCCGCAAGTCCATGCCAACGCAAACATGGGAGATTTTCAAAAATGGATCGATTTTCTGACAAGTCTTGGATATGTAAGTTACTGGCAGGACTTAAACGCAAAGAACTACGGAGTGGCACAGAACCGTGAAAGATGCTTTATGTTTTCATTTTTGGGAGAATATAACTACCATTTTCCACAGCCGATACCGTTGAAAAAGAAGTTGAAAGATTACCTTGAAGATGATGTGGACGAGAAGTATTACATCAACAATGAAAAGGCTGAAAAGCTGATAAAACAGCTTATTGACAACGGAACGCTGCCACAGCAAAATCCTGAGAGCAGAGCAGAGCAGAGCAGAGCAGAGCAGAGCAGAGCAGAGCAGAGCAGACTTGCATTGACGGAACAATCTGCAATCCACAGCGAAGAGACATTGCAAACTGCATCACGGCAAGATATGACTGCGGAATCTCAAACCAACAGCAAGTCGGAAACATGGTTGCAGAAAATCTGTATTGATACAAGCATGAGTGGCTTAGAGGATGGTGCAATAAGAACATACAGAGACACAGCACCGGCTATAACCGCAAGGGAATATAAAGAGCCAAGAATGATACTGGAGTGATGGGATGAAAGTAATAGGCAGTATATACACCGGAGTAACAGCAGATTTTCAGCGAGGTGTGTATCCGATTGCAAGGTGCGTAAAAGCTGAACAGCATGATTTAGGAGTAGTTATGGCAGATGTAAATGTTTTGGGTTCTCTTGAAGCAAAATTTGAGAGTACCAACAGAATTTATGATGTGTGGGGGTGCAGTCTAACATTGAGTACAATGCAAGGTGGTAATCAAGAGCCAAAAATTCTTGAAAGTCAGATAGTTGCCATGCGTGGCAGAAATCCCGATAATCCTTCAGACAGAACAGCTGGAAGTCCGACAGAACAGAGATTAGAGCCGAATGCACAAGGAATGTGCAACTCACTTACTACGGTGCAGAAAGATAATATGGTGTTGATTAAACAGGCTACGAAAAGCGGTTCTATCGAATGTGAAGTTGGTGGATGTTTCGATGCAAGTTACCCGGAAAGTCAAACAAGAAGAGGGAGAGTGCAAGATAATGGGAATACGTGTCCCACACTAACCGCACAAAATCAAGAGATTGTACGGATTGAAAAAGTCGGTCAGATTTCTAACGATGGTTCGCAGCGCGGTACGGTAATCTCTGATAATGGCATATCATCTAATCTTGTAGCTGGCACACATGGGTATGCAAATAGCCACATTGCCACAAAATACCGTATCCGAAAGCTGACACCGAGAGAATGCGGACGTCTGATGGGAGTATCTGATGAAGATATCTCCAAGATGGAAGCGGTCAACAGCAACACACAGCTTTACAAGCAGTTTGGTAACAGCATCGTGGTTGATGTGATGTGTGCAATGTTTAAAAACTTAAATATTGAGCAAGAAAGTGAAACCAGGAACTAAAAAATTTGAGTTTCTATTTGAGTTCCACTCAACAACTCAAAAGCAAGTTAAAATTCCCCGGTAACACGGGGGAGAAATTGAACTACCGAGGAAAATTCGGTAGTATGGCAAGTTAAAAGGTGGCGAAAATTATGACTATAAATGCAAAATGTAATGACTGTGAGGAACCTACAAAATATGTGGTTGGCTTTTTCGATGGCAAGAATGGAATCCACGGTTGCCTTTATGATTGCCACAACGAGGAATGCACAATAAAGCAAATAATGGAAGTTTCTGCATCGAAAGACATTCAGGAAAGAGCGAAAATACAACTTGCTAACGGTGACAAGGATATGTACGCAGGCTATATTGCAGCACTCAGAAGAGATGCGAAAGTGTCCATGTTTAAGATGGCACAGATTGCCGGATGCAGTTCGGCAGATTACAGCGCATATGAGCATGAGCGGAAAGAATTTGATCCGGAAGTGTATTGGAAATGCAAGGAGTACTTGGATAAGGTAAGAAATTAAGTATGTAACTTAGGATTTAGCGAAGGAGTTAAGCGAGAAATGTGGTCACACGATGAACAGAAAGAAATAAATGACAGCTACGCTGTTATGGCAAGAATAACGTGTAAATATTGCGGAGCAGTAGTACACAAATATGTGGAAAGCCATTATACAGGCGGTTCCAAGTGTGTGATATTGGCAAAGTACTGTAGATTTTGCGGTAATGCTCTTAGGATTTAGTGGAGGTAGGAAATGTTAAAACCAAATTGTGAAGCAAAAGAATTTGAAAAGTACGGATTTAAGCGTTGTAAAGGAATAGCAGGAAAAAGCGAATGTTACTACTTGTGCGTTGCTAATGGGTGCAAAATGCTTTTCGTAAGTAATTGTCTTTTTTGTGTTAATGATTGGAAAGACGATGATCCACGAATACATAAAAATCCAAATTGCAAATACAAAGATTATAGAGATTCACTAGATATTATATATGATTTGATTAAGGCTGATATGCTGGTTAAGTTAACTGAAAAATCGGAAAATTTGTGTAACAGAAAAGAGATATGTATGGCGAGACCGAAGAAAGAAGGTAAGAAGAACATCCGGAAGAACATCCGGGAGAATATCAGCATGGATCCGGAGCAGTATGAGAAACTGGTAACTTACTGTCACCAGCAGGACAGACCTATCTCCTGGGCGATCCAGAAGGCGCTGGATGAATATTTACCGGCATAGAGCCGGAGAACCTTGAAAACTGAATATGGTTGGTGGTATAGTATTCTCAATATCAGGGAGGTGAGAATGCATGGATAGAGAATTTACGCAGACGATTGAGACTTACGGGCATCCTTTTTCAGTGTCTGCTGGAAAAGAAGCGGAAGAAGCATTTAAGACAGTCGGAATCGTTGTAAGAGCCAAAATCGAGCGGCTTTGCAATGAAAGAAGGTATGAAGAAGCAAAGGAACTTGAAAAAGCATTGATAACTATTAACAATGCAGATTATAACCACTAACCATAATCGGTCGGTGGTTTTTTTGTTGGGTAAATATGGGTAATACTACGTATTATTACACAATAAAACTGTGCATGTGTACCGCAAGACATTTGCATCCGTCCTTTATCGTAAGACATGGGATGTATTGCTGGTAAGTAAATTGCTGGGTCATGCAAAGCCTGACATGACGGTCCAGTACTATCTTGTGGATGATATAGAGGAGATGCAGCACAAATACAATAGAGTAGCATAATAGGAGAATGGCTTATGATTTGACAAAAACGAAGTAATATGCTATATTCTAATCAGTCTCACAGCGTAGATGGTCGTTGTGATGGTTCCGCTGCCGATTCTGGCGGGCACGGGTTGAAATAGTTTTTCTGTTTCAAAATAGAAGAGAGAGGATAAAACCTCTCTCTTGCTTTTTTATAACACCATTTCTGCAATTCCAACCAATTTCCCGGTAGGTCTTCCGATTTCATCTCCATTGTTATAAATTCTTACAAATAACTTTTTGTTTTTGGAATCAGATATTAACTCATGGTCTGTATAAATAACTCTTCCAAATTCTATGCCTTTTGTTCCGTCTTGCAAATTAACAATATGCACGGTTTCCGAATCGTAAATAATAATGTTTATTTCGTCTGGCTCTGCTCTGCCTGTGTAAGGATTACAATAAATGCAATTGCTTCCATCCTCCATGTAACATAAATACATTTTTGCTAATTCTTTCATAATTTCCACCTTTTAACCTTTCGTTTGTAAATTTGCTTCAATGCAATCAATGATAAATTGATTTAGGCTCTTCCCTGATGCTTCCGCAGCGGATCTGTACTCCTCTTTCTTTCCTTTCGGAATACGAATCCTGATTTCATCCAGTGTTGACAGATATTTTTTTGCATATCCAAGTTGCTTTTGCGATACTGCCATGTCATCAACTCCTTTCAATGAGTATAATAGCACATTCCTATTTCTATGGGAACATATAAAATGCACAAAAATATGGGAACATATTTGTATAATTTAGCAATTGAAACTATGGGAACATAAGTGTATTATAACATCATAAGAAACAGCAAATAAGTCATAACAAAGGAGAATTGATATGAAATATAATGTAAAATTTAGCTGCGGACATGTTCAAGAAAAGGAACTTTTCGGGAAAAGCGAAGAAAGAGAGAAAAAAATAGCATATTTTGAAAAATATGGTCTTTGCCATGAATGTTACTTAGAGCAAAAAGATAAAGAAAACTCTATTGGGTGCAAAGCGGTTGAAATGTCTTACATTAAATATAAGCAGGAATGCCCTGATTGCAAAACCAAGCGTGGAAGCTATAATGGTGATACAAAAACCATAATAGTATATATACCATATGACAAATTGAACGATGAAATTGATTATGATTACAGAACCGAATGTGCAAAAAGAGTACGAGAAAGAAAATATGTAAATGATAGTCTCGGCAAGGCAGGTTTTTGTTTTGACTGCAGACACATCGAAATGGATACGGAAGATATTAATAAATTGTGGGATAAAATGAAAGTAATTATTGTTGATGGAAAAGAATATAAGACATACGAATAAAAAAGGGAGAGCATAACACTCTCCCTATTTTTCTGCAATCATTCTGTTGATCTCCTGGCAGTCTTCCTGCGATTGCTGATAGAGCGTGTAAGCCGTGTCGGCTTTTATTGCGGATCCTGCCTTTTCTGCTAGAATCCGATAGTCATTCATTTTTTGAGCGCATCCATACTGCGCATACTCCAGTAATTTTTGTTTGTCCATATATTTCTCCTTTGGTGGTCGGTTATCTGCTGCAATAAAATCATAGGTCTTTTTGTCGGATGATGTCAAAAGGTTTTCAGCGCGACTTCCGACTATTATTTTAAATATGTGTTGTCAAGTGAAAAATAACGGTTGTTGTTGAAAAGTAATAACGTATGTTATATAATTGATGTATAATAGATTGTTTATGGAGTAGCTTATGCAGATTATCGAAAAGAATATCAAAGAGTTAATTCCATATGAGAAGAACCCACGGAAGAACGATAAATCCGTGGATAAAGTTGCGCAGAGCATCGACAAGTTTGGGTTCCGTGTGCCGGTGGTGATAGACAAGGACAATGTCATCGTCTGCGGGCATACCCGATACAAGGCAGCACAGAAGTTACACCTTGCATCTGTTCCATGTGTGGTGGCTGATGATTTGACGGATGAGCAGATAAAAGCATACCGACTGGCAGATAACAAGGTGAGCGAGGATTCTGAGTGGGATATGGACTTACTACACGGAGAACTTGCGGATATTATCGACATTGACATGACAGATTTTGGATTTGATGTTCCTAATCTGGAAGAAGAGCCGGAAGAACCGGAATATTACGGTGCAGAGCGTGAGCGTACGTTTGAATCGTACAATTTGTACGATGTGGATAGTGGAAGACTGACGGATTACTGGCAGATGCCGGTGCTCAAGAAGTGTAAGCATATACCTACTGACATGATAAGTTTTAATTATGCCAAGACTTCCAAGGAATTTGAAAAAGGTATTCATTTTTACATTGACGATTACCAGTTTGAGCGGATATGGAATGCCCCACATGATTACATGGACATTCTTAAGCAATTCGACTGTGTACTTACACCTGACTTCTCTTTGTATACCGAGATGCCACTGCCGATGCAGATATGGAACGTGTACCGCAGTAAGCTGATAGGGCAGATTATGCAGGACTACGGAATGAATGTGATACCTACACTGCAATGGTGCGGAGAAAACTCCTTTGACTTTGCTTTTGACGGAATAGAGCCGGGTGGTACGGTGTCCGTATCCACTATCGGGGTAAAGCGTGACGAGGAAGCAAGCAAGATATGGGTAGCCGGAATGGATGCGGCTATGGAGCGTTTGAAACCGTCAGCAGTAGTTGTGTATGGCGGTGATATAGGATATAATTTTGGTAATTGCAAGGTGGTCTATATCAAGAACCACAATGCGGAAAGGATAAGCAATGGGCGGTAGAGGTGCGTCTGCTGATTTATCATATCAAGGGAATAAAGGTTATGCAAAAGCATCAGGAACGGGAATAACTCTTGATAAAATGTATTCCAAAGTTGGTAAATTATCTGATAACAACCGGAAAGACAGTTATGATTTAGATGTAATAGAAAAAGCAATGAACAACCCGGATTACAAGATAACAATATATAGAGCTACACCGGGAAATCAAATAAATAATGGCGACTGGGTTTTTATAAATCCACAAAAAGCAGAAAAATGGACTAAAACCGCATTTGGCACACCAAAAAAGGGATTTAAGGTTGTAAAAAAAGTAGTATCCGCTAAAGAAATAGATTGGACTGGTAAGAATCTTGAATTTATGTATAAAAAGAAAAGGAAAAAATAATATGTATAATTATAATTTACAATTCTTTGGTGGCAGGGGTGCCAGCGCAGATATTGGTAACAGTCCTTTGGAGCGCAATGCGAAGCCGAGACAGATAGAGACACAGTATAGATCATCTTCTGGAAGTCCACGGGGATATACTGGGTATAAAGACGAAATTCTTGAAGCCAAAGCTGATAAAGATGGCAATGTCACTTTTGAATATGCCACTCCCAAGACAAGAGATAAGACAGCCAAGACCAACAAGACAGAATATGTAACGTATGAAGTGTCCCACGGAGCCATAAACGGTGAAATATTCGGGGTGAATCTCGATAAAGCCAATTCTGTATCCGGGCAGACTTACAATCTGCGGGAAGAACTTAAGAAGAAAGGTTTCAAATGGGATGGCAAGAAAAAGGCATGGGTTAAATAAGGGGTGAGTAACTATTGGCAAGAGAGCAGAACTTAATACCGGGCGGATATAAGCTATCAGTCGAAGAACAGTCGATGGGCGGTAAGCGGTCGGGAGAGGTCAGAAGACAGAAAAAGACCATGTCTGCTCTTGCAACGATGATGGTCAATGCACAGCTTCAAGGAAAGACCAAGGATACGATAAAAAAGCAATTTGGCTTGTCTGATGACGATGATATCACCATTGCCAGTGCCATGATGGCGGGGCAGATGCAGTCCGCCATGAAAGGTGACAGCAAGGCATTTAATGCTATTTCTGCTCTTATCAAGGAGCAGGAAGATAAGGAAGCCAAGGCAGAAGCAGAGCGCATTGCAAAGCTTAATCAGCATTACCATTTAGACCTTGATATGATCCCCGACAACTTCCACGCAGTCATCCGTGACATCCGAAACGAGAAACATCAGGAATATGTATTCAAGGGTGGTCGAGGTGGAACGAAATCCTCTGACATTGCGCAGATCATCGTTGAATTGATGCGCAACAACCATGATGTCCACGCTGTGGTATGCCGTAAGGTCGGCAATACCTTGAAAGATTCCGTATACAGTAAGATCAAGTGGGCTATTGGTAAACAGGGATTCACCGAGGAATTTGATGCACACAAGTCACCACTGGAGATCACTCTCAAAGCCACTGGCCAGAAGATATACTTCCGTGGTGCAGACGAGCCGGAGAAGATTAAGTCTATCTCCCCGGAGTTTGGATATATTGCTATTCTGTGGTTTGAGGAACTGGATCAGTTTGCAGGGCCCGAAGAAATCCGTAACATTACCCAGTCTGCCATCCGTGGCGGTAACAAAGCGTGGATATTTAAGTCATTCAATCCTCCCAAGACTGCGAATAACTGGGCGAATAAATATGTCTCAGAGCCAAAGGACAACATGATCGTGCACCACTCTACCTACTTAGATGTGCCCCCGGAATGGTTGGGGCAACCGTTTATTGACGAAGCGGAGCATTTGAAAGAGGTAAACCCGGATGCATACGAACATGAGTACATGGGAATTGCAAACGGCAACGGTGGCAACGTGTTTGAATATTTGGAGATCAGGGAGATCAAAGATGAAGAGATTCGCACGTTTGATAGAATCTATCAAGGACAGGACTGGGGATGGTTCCCAGATCCGGCAGCGTTCATTCGGCTGGCATACAATCCGGCACAGGAATGCATATACATGATAGACGAGCATTATGTCAACAAGACCACAAATGCGGACAATGCAAAGTGGATCATTGACAAAGGGTACAATGATTATGCGATCACTTGTGATTCTGCGGAGAAAAAATCTACCAACGATTACAAAGATGCCGGTCTCCCCGCCAAGAATGCAATCAAAGGCCCTGGATCTGTGGAATACGGAATGAAGTGGCTGCAGGGGCGCAAGATTGTAATTGACCCACGCAGGACTCCGAATGCATACAAGGAATTTACGGAATATGAATATGAGCGTGACAAGGACGGAGAAATAATCAGCGGTTATCCCGATGAGAATAACCACTTGATAGATGCAACGAGATATGCTCTTGAAAGATTCTGCAACAAGCGAGGTACGAGCGCATAATGGGACTGATTCAGACTATAAAAGGATGGGTAAATATGCTGTTAAAGAGAAAAGCGGAAGATGAATTCCTGGTAGATGCTATCAACACAGACACGATGGACAAATTTATCAAGCAGTGTGTGCAGATCTATCAGGGTAAACCGGAATGGTTGGATAAGAAAGACCATGTCAAGACTATCAACTTTGCGAAGTCTATCTGCTCCGAAGTTGCGCGACTGGCCACTCTCGCAATTGGAATCACGGTTGATGGCTCTGCACGGGCGGACTGGCTGCAACAGCAGATTGAGAATGTGTATTTTAACCTCCGACACTGGGTAGAATATGGCTGCGTGTACGGCACAGTGATCCTTAAGCCTAACGGCACAGGGATTGACCTGTTCACACCGGACAGATTTTTGGTGACGGAATGCGTAAATGATAAAATAACTGGTGTTATCTTCTATTTTTCCGAAAAAGTTAAAAAGGATCTGTGGTACACCCGACTGGAATATCACAGATTTGCCGATGATGGCTCTTATCTGATTGACAATGTGTGTTATGAGGGAAAGAGCAAGGACGATACATACAAAAAGGTTGATATCTCCGAGACACCGTGGAATGGATTGCTTGAAAGTGCTGTGATAGGTGGTATAGAACAGTCTTTGTATGGTGTTCTGCGCACTCCACAGGCGAATAACATAGACATCAGCAGTCCGCTGTCTATGCCTATATTCGCAGAAGCTATTGAGGAATTGAAAGACCTTGATATTGCTTACAGCCGAAACAGCAAGGAGATCGTGGACAGCAAACGCACAGTGTTGATGGATTCTGACAAGCTGTTCCCGTTCCAGTCTTCAGAGTTATTTAGACTTGATCCCACAATTGCCGCAGGCAGGATGAAAGAAAAGATGGGGATGCCGAATTATGTCAAGATTGTAGAGGGCAATGGCTCAGATGATTTCTACCAGGAGATCAATCCCACACTGCAGACACAGACCAGACTGGATGGAATCAATGCTATTCTGTCACAGATCGGATATAAGATTGGATTCAGTAATGGATATTTTGTATTTAATCAGAAGTCCGGCATGGTTACCGCCACGCAGGTAGAATCAGATGATCGCAGGACAATCCAGTTTATCAAGGATGTCCGGGACAAATTAGAGGACTGTTTGGATGATACCATCTATGCACTGGACGTGATGGCTACGCTTTACGGACTGGCTCCGGACGGAACATATGAAGTAACATATGACTTCGGAGATATTACATATAATCGAGAAGAAGACCGCCTGCGGTGGTGGCAGTATGTTCAAGCGGGTAAGGTCCCGGCATGGATGTTTTTTGAGAAATTTGAGGGTATGAGCGAGGAAGAAGCCAAAGCTATGGTGGATGAAGCCCAGCCCAAGGAAGAAATGCTGTTTCCAGAGTAATTTGATTGCTCTTTTACCATTTTGGCATGATAGAACACAAATAACTTATCATCTTCTGCATTTGCGCTGACCGAGAAGTGAGAGAATAAGCGGTTATAGCCTCCTTTCTAAAAAAATCCTAAAGGGGTGATAGAGTGGCACATGACAAGAATTACTATGCATCAGAATTTCATAAGTACTCTATCCACCGGACAGAAAAGGGTATTCGGATAGATATTAACTTCCAACCATTGGGAGAAGCCCTTGACCGGGCACAGCTTGCGCTGGACAATCAGGTATGGCACGATATGCAGCGGCATATGCCACGGAGAGACGGGGAGTTAATCCGCAGAACTAACGCTCTGAATGAAGTGTCTGCCGGATCAGGTGAAGTCCATGTGTATGATCCTACTCTGCCGTATGCCCATTATATGTACATGGGCGAGAAATACATAGATCCTGTGTGGCGGGTTGGCGGCTTTTACGGTATATTGCCGGATAAAGAGGGACAATGGTGGAGCCGCAAGGGTGTAACCAAGATTCCAAGCGGAGAACCGCTGAACTATACAAACCCTGAAGCAATCTCCTTGTGGGATGTGGAAGCCATTGAGAGATACGGTGATGACTGGGTGGAAGTAGTCAGACGGGTATTAGAGGGGAGTGACTTGAATAATTGATAACTCCTGAATATTTGAATGAGGTGATCCAAGGGGTAGAACTGGCGGTCAATCGTCTGAACAACCAGTTGCTGAAAGAGGTTGTAAAAAAGATCGTAGAAGCCTTTTACACTGGCAAAGATATATTGATGCCGTCTACCATCCATAAATTGCATCAGATTGTGCAGAGCGGATACACATTTGACGAGATCCGCAAGACCATAGAGGATGCGCTGCCGGACATATCTTCAGAGATACATAAGGCATTTTTGGAATCTGCCAATACCATAGCAGCATACAACTATGAGTTTTCCAAACTGATGATCCATGAGTACAACATCAACCAGGAGATGCCGGAATATACTTTTGAGAACATTCCGCGGTCTGCCAAGGATCTGAACATGACCCGGATGGAGATCATGAAATTGGAAAACGCATACAAGCGCACAAACGGCACTGTCAGAAATCTGACCAAGACCACTGCGATATCTGTGCAGAATGAATATATACAAGCTTGTGACGATGCTTTTATGAAAGCACAGGCGGGAGTGCCGGTACAGCAAGCTGTCAATGAGGTTGTGGAAAAGCTTGCTAAACAAGGAATCACGACAGTAGAATATCCCACCGGGCACACAGATAAGATTGATGTTGCTATTGCAAGGGCGGTCCGCACTGGAATCAACCAGGCAAACAGCGAGATCATTCTTACCCGCTGCTCAGAAATGGGAATCCAGTATGTAAAAGTCAGTCAGCATTTGGGAGCGAGAGTTACCAAACATGATGACTACACAAACCATTCATGGTGGCAAGGCAAGATATACTCTCTTGACTGGACAAAGGATGTGCTCATTAAAAATATGGCATCTGTGCCTTTACAAGACAAAGAATTCGGTTATTTGCAGGAGTTGAAACAGAAAATAATGGTAGAAAAGAAATATAACTACCCTGACTTTGTGGAGACTTGCGGATACGGTCAAATTGAGGGAATCATCGGTATAAACTGCCGCCATACGTTTCAGATGTGGCTTCCGGGAATTAATATCAACCATGATGAGCCGATTGACCCGAAAGAGAATGAGGAGCGGTATCGGCATGAGCAGGAACAGCGGGCAATGGAGCGAAGCATCCGCAGAATGAAAGGTGAGCGGAAGGCCCTGCAACAGATTCCGCGGAATGAGGACACGGATGCAAAGATTGCACTCTTGACAGAAAAGATTAAAAAAGCTGTCGAGAAGTACCAGGAACATTGCAAAAAATACGGTCTGCCATATTATTCTGACAGACTGGGAATAGGGGTGATATGATGTACACATATTATAATCCGAATCCGAACGGAGCAACGGTCGGTGACTGTGTGGTCCGGGCACTGTGCAAGGCTTTTTGTATGGACTGGGACAAGTGCTTTTCGGAACTGGTCGCATATGCCTACTGGTTGAAAGATATGCCTTCTGCCAACCGTGTATGGGGTAAACTGCTTGCAGACAAGGGATATCACCGTAAACTCTGCGATTGTGATTGCACAGTAGCGGAATTTGCCGAAGATCACACGGACGGTATTTACATCCTTGCATTGCAAGGCCATGTTGTCTGCGTGATTGACGGTGTGTATTATGATTCGTGGGATTCCGGTCGGGAAGTACCACTGTATTACTGGCAGAAATAAAAGTACAAAAGGAGAATAATCATTATGGAGTTTTTGAACACATTTCTTTCGATTTGTGGCGGTGTCTCGATTGTAGGCGGTGCGGTTGCTATTGTGTGGAAAGCTATTAATCCAGCGGTTAAACTGGGAAAGCGTGTTGAAGAGTTGGAAAAGAAAGCTGATAATGATTATGAATCCATAGAAGCTATCAAAAATGCGCAGTCTCTTCTTTGCCAAGGAATGATAGCTATGATTGATGCTCAGTTGACCGGGAACAACGTGGAAAACCTGAAAAAAACCAAGGATAGCATGATTAAATATCTTGCGGATTCCAAGTAGTGGGGGATAAAAATTGAAAATCTGTGAATTTACAATGCCGGAGATCAGATATCTGCTGGCAGAATGTAATTTTACAGAAGATGAGCGCACTCTGTTTGATATGCGGTGCGTGGATGTACCACTGGAAGAATGCGCGGAGCGCATGAATGTGTCTCTCAGCACTGCCAATAGGCTAAATAAACGCATAAAACAAAAAGTTGAAAAAATATATCATTATTGTTAATAGCGTACGTCAAAAGTAAGTGAATGTCGGCAATCATTCTATTCTTCGCAAATACTATTAACAGCAAACTAATGCCGGGTAGCAATAATAATGATATTTTTTTGAGAGTTTACCGAAATGGTAGGCTCTTTTTTTGTGCCTTAAAATCAAAGTATGAAAAAAGGTTATAGCAATCTCTATTTATCCACGGATGATAGGGATATCATGGACGAACTGAATAGACTGGAGGAAAAGAACAATGCCGTATCCGCAGAACCCTTACATGAATTATCAGACCGGCTATCAGCCACAGGCTTTACCGACTATGCAATCGCAAGCATCCTATCCTGCTCCCTCATCTAATGGTATTAACTGGGTGTCGGGGGAAAGCGGTGCGAAGTCATGGATCGTTGGCAGAGGGGAATCCGTATTGCTGATGGACAGCGAGAGCCAGTGCTTTTACCTCAAGTCAGCAGATGCAAGCGGTATGCCTTTGCCACTACGTGTATTTGATTACACAGAGCGCACGCAGAACGCTCCACAAGGATCACAGAGCGTCTTAAATCAATCCGGTGATAATTTTATCACACGGAACGAATTTGACGATTTAAAAGCAAAATATGAGGAGTTGGAAAGACAAGTAAAATCATCCAACAAGCCTGCTGTCAGAAAGAAAGAGGTGACAGAGAATGAGTAACCCTTTATTCAATCAGCTTAATCAGAACAGCCCTATGTCTATGGTCCAACAGTTTAATCAATTCCGACAGCAGATGCAGGGAGTTAATCCTCAAAACATGGTGATGGATATGCTCCGGTCGGGAAAAATCAATCAGCAACAGCTTAACCAGGCACAGCAGATGGCACAGCAAATGCAATATTTACTACGGCAATAAGCCGGGTCGACACGGCTTTAAGCAAATAAATCATAATCGGAGGAGATTATAATGACAGACGGATTATCAGCAAGTGATGTTGCTCTCTTACAGGGTAACAGAAACAGTAACGATGATGGTATGTGGGGCGGTAACGGTGCATGGTGGATCGTTTTGTTCCTGATTTTCGGTTGGGGCAGAAATGGCTTCGGCTTTGGCGGTGGTTCGGGATCTGTAACAGACGGATACATTTTGACTTCTGACTTCGCCAACATCGAGCGCAAGATTGATAGTGTCAACACCGGAATGTGTGATGGTTTTTACGCGCAGGCACAGCTTATCAATGGTGTAAACACCAACATCTTAACACAAGGCAATGCTACCAATGTGGCACTGATGCAGGGATTCAACGGTTTGCAGACTCAGATCGCAGATTGTTGCTGCCAGAACCGCTATGATGCATTGCAGAATGCGAACACCACCAACAACGCGATTCAGAGTGGCTTCTGCCAGACGAATTTCAATAACTCTAACAACACTAGAGATATTATCGAAAGTCAGAACGCAGGAACCCGTGCAATCCTTGAAGCAATCCAGGCTAACAAGGTTGATGCTCTTAATCAGCGTATTGCTGAGCAGAATCAGCAGATCAATTCCTTACAGCTTGCGGCATCTCAGAGCGCACAGAACCAGTACCTTGTAAACCAGTTGCGACCCAGTCCTACACCTGCATACGTGGTACAGAACCCGTACTGTTGCTGTGGACAGACTTATGCCGGGTATTATAACGGTACCACAATTGCATAGCGAGTACGAGTAATCGGAGCGTAAGGCTTATTCGGGAATAGGGTGTGCCTGCGGGTGCACCCTTTTTCTGACAGAAAGAGGTGAATATTATGTTTTTAGGACGAGTAACTGGATGGACTTCTGTGGTTGGTCAGTATATCCCATTTCAGACAGTAAAAAATACCAACAGTAAAATCACAAACAGCAACGGCCTTTTATCTCTGCGGACTGGTGGTCTGTGGGACATTGATGCCGCGCTTACACTGTCCGGGGTTGCCGGGAATGTTGTTGTGTCGGTACTGGCAGACGGTGTTGCTACTGGAGCGACAGTAACAGCCACCACCACAGCGGCGGGATTTGTGACTGTGCCGATTGTAGATGCGATCAGGACCGTACTGGCGCAGTATCCTAATGTTGCGAATGTTGGTTTGCAGATTGATACTGCAGGTGTGACAGTAAGCGGCACTCTGCGTGTCGAGAATGTGAGGTGAGCATGATGAGACATGACAAGATGTTAGATGTAATTTGCGAGGAAATCGACAAGATTGCGGACAAGGGGTTGACCACTGGAAATCTTGATACCGCATTCAAGCTAATTGATATGTACAAGGATCTCAAGACTGTTGAGAGTATGGAAGAGTACGATGATGACCGATACAGCCAGGCAAGAGGACGGATGAGAGCCAAGAGAGACAGCATGGGACGGTATTCTCGCAGATACGATGATGGGAACTCATATGATGACGGTGATTACTCTGAGAGAAGATACATGGACAGCAAGCGGATGTACCGGAATGACCATTCTATGGCCAGTAAGCAGAGTATGCTTGCAGATCTCGAGGACTTTATGGGAGACATGCACAACAAACTGAAGGAACTTAAGCGTGATGCCGACACACCGGAAGAGCGTGAGACCATTGACAAGTACATTAAGATGCTTGATAGAATGTAAAATCAGAAGAGAGCAGGTAAAACTGCTCTCTTTTTGCGAAAAATAACATGCGATATAAAAACACTAGATATTTAATATTTACATAAAATAACAAGTGTGATAAAATTAAATCGCAGGCATTCTTATATTCTTTCAGACCTCTCCTAAAGGCGAAAGCCCTGCATGATAGTTTAATGGCAAAAACTGCGCTATGGAAATGGCGCAATATCGGTTCGATCCCGGTTCATGTGGTTCGGTCGGCAGACCTAAAATGACAAGCATACACAACAACATGGTCGATGGTTACAGACCTAAAACAACCTAATATGGAGGATTGTATGAAAACAGAGGAATTAAAAGCACAGGGATTAACTCAGGAGCAAATCAATTTTGTCATGGCTGAGAACGGCAAGGATATCGACAAGATTCAGAAGAAGCTGGACGATATGGTCGTGGAGCGTGACAAGGAAAAAAGCAGGGCAGATACCGCGGAAGAGACCTTAAAAGGCTTTGACGGGGTTGATGTTGAAAAGCTGAACAAGTCCATTGCAGACTGGAAGAAAAAAGCAGAAGATGCAGAGAAAGATTATAAGCAGAAGATTGCCGACAGAGATTTCGATGATCTGCTGAAAGAAACTATCAAATCTGCCAACGGTCTGAATGAAAAGGCTATCATGGGATGCCTTGACATTCCCACACTGAAAGCATCCAAGAATCAGAAATCTGATATCGAAAGTGCTATTAAGGCTCTGTCAGAAGCTGAAGACAGCAAGATGCTGTTTAAGGCAGAGGATATCGTTACTCCACATTTTACAAGCGTAAATAAGGGCGGTAACAATGGTGGCGGTATCAAGTCCAAGGATGATATCTACGCTACCGATGACAAGGGAAGATTCAAGTATACACCGGAACAGCGCGCGCAGCTGATCGCGGATAATCCTGGTCTTTTCCAGTAACCCATTTAACCGGTCCGCAGTTTGAGCGGATCGCTGACCAACAAAAATTATTGGAGGTATTTTTTTATGGCAAACATTACGACAGCCGCAGAAGAGAATCTGATCAAAAATGCCAACCTTGCGACAGCAAGACAGATTGATTTTGTGTCCAGTTTTGGCTATTCCACTAAGAAGCTGATGGAACTGCTCGGTGTCATGAGACTGATCCCCAAGCAGGCAGGCACTCTGCTTAAGAGACACACAGTAACTGGTACTCTTCAGAGCGGTGCTGTTCCTGAGGGTGAGATCATTCCTCTGTCTCAGTACACCACCACCGATACACCCATCGGAGAGATTACCCTTGACAAGTGGAGAAAAGCCACTTCCGCAGAAGCTATTCTGGACAAGGGATATGATCAGGCGGTAAATGAGACCCGGACCAAGATGTTACAGGACATTCAGACAGGCATCAGAAGCGGCATCATCTCCTCTCTTACCATTTCTGGACAGCCTACCGTAACTGGTGTGGGTATCCAGGCTGCACTGGCACAGGCATGGGCTAAGCTGCAGATTGCGTTTGAGAACGATAATGTTGATACGGTTTACTTTGTAAATCCTACCGACATTGCTGATTATCTGGGTAAGGCACAGATCACCGTGCAGAATGCATTCGGCTTCACCTATGTTGAGAATTTCATCGGTCTTGGTACTGTGATCATCAACAGCGGAATCACTGCCGGGACATTCTTCGCAACCGCAAAGCAGAACATGGTTGGTTACTATGTCCCTGCCAACGAGAGCGATCTTGCAAAGGCATTCAGTTTTGTATCTGATGAGACTGGAATGATTGCAATTCATGAGTACGCTGATTACGACCGTCTGACCGCAGATGACACCATCCTGTCCGGTATCAAGATCTTTGCTGATATGACCGCAGGTGTCGTAAAAGGTACGATCACTCAGGCGGCAGCGGCAAGCCTGGGGGAATAACAGGCTATAGCTTAAGCAGATACACAGCCGAAGATCTGAATGGCATGACGGTTGCTGAAATCAGATCTTTGGCTGATGAGTTGGGCTATAGCATAACCAAGACAAAGAAAGCAGACATTATTGACGAGTTTTTAGCACAACAGGGGTAAATCAGTATGTATGTAGACTATGAGTTTTACAAAACTTTATACGGGACTACTGTTGATGAGACGGTTTTTAATCGGCTCATTTGGAACGCTGAAAAGCTTGTCAAGAATGCTGTGACGGGTGTTGATGGTAGATGCAAGCTTGATTTTGCATTCCCGGATGTGGAATACGATGCCGAAGCGGTCAAACGCTGTGAATGTGCTTTGGTAAACATCATGGCAAAGATTGAAAAGGCAGAAACAGAAGCAGAGGGCAATAAGACGGTGAAATCCGTATCTGCAGGAAATGAAAGTATCTCTTATGATACTGGCAGTGGTCTGATAGGCAAGGTCTTGTCAGACAAATCTGCACAATCAAGACTATATGCGGATACCATCAACGAATACCTGAAAGGTACAAAAGACAAAAACGGAGTAAATCTTCTGTTTGGTGGAGCATATCCATTCTATTATCCGGAGGTGTAACATGGAAATTGCAATTACAAGCATTGCGCAGCTATTAACTATTATCGGAATACTGGCATTCCTTGTGTCCTTAATTACGCAGGTATTCAAGGGTGTAAGTTTTCTATCCAAGATTCCGACCGACATTCTTGTGTTTGTATTGTCCATCGGACTGACTGTGGTTGTATTTATTGCATATATGCAGTACATCCAGCAGACTATCTTATGGTACATGATCCTTGCAGCCATCATGGCCGGATTCATCGTGGCATTTGTGGCTATGTACGGTTGGGAGAAATTCTCGGAACTGTGGAAAAGATTTAATAAAGAAGATTAAAGAGGTAGGGTGCTATGTATTCCGATACAGTGACGATTTTCAACCGATATGAGAGCCGTTTGGGGGATATGTGGTACCCTACTGTTTTGCATTATGTAAATGTCATGGCAGACCGCTCGGCCATCGTACAGAAGTACGGGGAAGAGTCCAAGGACAATGTGGTTCTGAATGTTCGGTACGATGCAGGAGATACTATTGCCGGAAAAAGCTATCTTACTCCAAAAGCATGGGACAGACAGACAAATGATCTTCTGCCACAGACAATTACATTCACACCGGGTGAGAAATTCGATTTCTTTTATGTGGGGGAATGGACGGAAGATCCCATTGCGGATGATGACTATGAGAACGGATTTTACGATTACATGAACAGCACCTATGACGGTGTATATGCCGTGACTTCCGTGTCAAAACTGGGAGTTATACCGCATTTTGAGATCACGGGAAAGTAGGTGGATCATGGCAGAGAAAAAAGAAGAAGTAAGATATGATCTTGACGGACAAGAGGTAGTCACTACCGCTCTGATGGATCTTATCAATCAGTATCCGGGACTGTCTCCGGGGGATTCCATCGAATACGCTACATTGGGGGATTCCAAAGGGAAAGCAGTGTTCCCGTCAACCGGGAGTGCAATCCGACAGGAAAAGACGGATGTGACTGGTCATGTGGAGCAGACCTGCGATTACCCGTTCATCGTAGTTTACCGTGCAAGCGGACTGTCAGAGAGCCGAAAGGCAAAGGTCAAGGAGTGGCTGGATAACCTTGGCAGATGGCTGGAACGGCAGACCGTAACAGTAAATGATGCAGAGTATCGGTTGGAAGAGTATCCGAGTCTTACGGGGGATAGGGAGTTTAATCAGATACAGAGAGTAAGTCCTTCATACCTTGATTCTATCAACGAGGACAAGGCGGAGAACTGGATCATTAACATCACAGCAACTTATAAAAATGAATTTGACTTGTAGAAGTCGACCGGGTGGCAATATGGAAGCCGCTCGCTAACCTAATCACTCAAACAGTTATAGGTAGGAGGTTATTTTTTATGTCTAAATTAAAGCGAGAAGCACACGCACTTTATACGAAACCGGCAAGCGGTACTCTTTCCCAGGCATATTACTTACTGGGAAAAGGCATTGATGACATGAGCGTAGAAATGAATGGCTCTTTTGAGCAGACCCGTGATGTCACCGGTGACGTTTCTGTTAGCGATACGGGGTATTCTCCCCAGGTCAGTGTCGAACCGTATCACGCGGATCCGACAGATTCCATTTACGATTTTTTGAAAGATATTGCCATGAACCGCAAGTCCGGTGATGACTGCAAGGTGAAAATCCTTGAAGTATTGATTGACAAGACTGATGCCGGAAACAAATACGATGCATGGGAAGAGGATGGCAAGGTGGAGATCACTTCTTATGGCGGTGATACTTCCGGACTTGGTATCAACTTCAATCTTTGGTATGACGGAAACCGCACCAAAGGAACCGCAACCATTGCTGCTAAGGTGCCTACATTCACAGCGGGTGACACAGAATAAGAAAGAGAGGATGAAAGAATATGGGGAAAATCGTAGTTGATAGAGGACTTGAACAGTACACCATTGAGGACAAGAACGGAACCGTGCTCGGTAAGTTTGAAATGAATCCTGCGGATGTGGAACTGGTCAAGCGGTATGAGCACGTAGCTGAAGCAGTGAGCCATATCGCAGACAATGTGGATGAGCGCAAGGATATCGTTGACATTGTGAAAGAAATGGAAGAAGAGCTGGATAAGCAGATTGACTATCTGTTCAATTCTAACGTATCGCAGAGTTTCTTCTCCATCACATCCCCATTTACTGTTCTGGCCAACGGTGAGTTTTTCGTGGAGAACGTGCTCAATGCTATCGGCAAGCTGATTGAAGCAGAGACCGGCAAGCGATTCGAAAAGGTACAGACCAAAATTAACCAGTATACCAGTAAGTACCATAAGTGAGGTTTGGAATGAATCTATGGGAATTACCTACATCCGTGACAGCAAACGGACATGAATATCCTATCAGGACAGATTATAGGGCGGTGTTGGATGTGCTGACCGCCCTATCTGACAAGGATATGACCGGGGATACACCGGCAGAAACAAATTACATCCAAAGTGAGATTATCCGGCAGATCATGTTTGAGGATCCCGACAGCATACCTGATGAGGATTTGGAAGATGCATTCAAAGGTGTTGCAGAATTTATTGACATGGGTGTCGAAAAGACGGACAAACCAAGTCCGCGGGTAATGGACTGGGAGCAGGATGCAACACTGATCATCCCTGCAGTAAACCGTGTGGTTGGAAGAGAAATCCGCGCGGACAAATATATGCACTGGTGGACATTTCTGTCAGCGTACATGGAGATAGGCGAGTGTACTTTTACTCATATCCTATCCATACGACAGAAAAGAGCCACCGGGAAGAAATTGGAAAAGTGGGAGCAGGATTACATCCGGGATAACAAGGATGTGGTGCTGCTTAAGGATAAATTGACAGAGCAGGAGAAGCGGGAGCGCGAGGAAGACGAAAAGGCCCTCAAGGAACTGCTCGGATAGGCGGTGCTTGTGGCAAATAATGCTGTTGTAATTGATACTGAAATTAGAATAGACCAAGCTAAAAAGGAAATTTCTAATTTAGAGTCCTATATAAAAAATTTGGAAGCAACAAAAGAAAGAATGGATAGAATTTTTTCCACATCTAAAGAAATTGGAATTGCTCCAAGTCAAGATGATTTGAAGTATTACGATACACTTGTTTCTGAAATAGATAGGGCAAAAAATAACATATCTGGACTTAATGCAGAAATACAGTCTTTGGAAAATTCTAAAAACGGAATGGAAGATAAGGCAAATAGTATTAAGAATATCAGAGACGCTTCTGAAAAAGCATCTAAATCTATCAGAAAAATGGGAGATTCTGCTAAAAAAAGCAGTGGAGGTTTCAAAGTTGGTTTAAAAACCATGCTTAAATATGTTTTTGGAGTTCAAAGTCTGATAGCACTTATCAATAAGTTGCGCTCTGCGATGGTTGAGGGCTTCAAGAACCTTGCTCAATTCAATGATGGGGTAAATCCTACCAACACGGCATTGAGCAACCTTAAATCGGCTCTCACGCAGCTAAAGAATAGCTTTGCTGTGGCATTTTCACCGATTCTGACGGTAATAGAACCGATTCTGACAAGGCTTATCAGTTTGTTGAGCACTGCCATGAATTATGTCGGGCAGTTTTTTGCGGCACTGACCGGAGCAAGTACTTTTACAAAGGCTATCAAGGTGCAGGAGAACTATGCAAAGAGCCTTAACGGGACCGCGGCAGCGGCAAAGAAAGCAAAGAAATCTGTATATGCATTCGATGAACTGAATACAAAAGATAATGGGTCAACATCATCATCTGGCGGTAGTGGATCTGTAAATCCGAATCAGATGTTTGAAGTGTCACCGATTGAGAGTAAGATTGCAGGACTGGCAGACAAAATAAAATCTATCATTAATCCTATCAAAGAAAGTGTTCAGAACTGGTTTGCAAATGTAAATTTTGATCCGCTGATTGATAGTTTTAACAAATTGAAGGTAGCTGTGCAACCGATAGTTGATAATATCGGTAACGGTCTGCTGTGGCTGTTTGAGAACGTTTTAGAACCACTCGGTAGCTTTGTAATCGAAGATGCACTACCGGCATTCTTTAATTTGTTGGCCATTGCAGTAGAAGCTTCCAATAAAGCATTTGAAGTGATTTCCCCGTATCTGAGTGAGATATGGAATGAAGTGTTTGCTCCTTTCGCGGCATTTCTTGGAGAAACATTCGTAGGAATATTGAACGATGTGTCTCAATTTTTCTCCGAAATGGGAAATATGTTCGTGGAAAAATCGGAAGAAATCGGAACTATATTTGAGTTTTTGAAAACCGTATTAAACCTTGTCTCTATAAAGTGGAAGGTATGCATCCAGGCTATGTCTGGACAGTTAAAGCCTTTTCTTACAATGGTTAAAAACATTATATCTCATGTAATTGATATTTTAAGCGGTTTGATCAAGTTTATCACTGGAGTATTTACCGGAAATTGGAAGCAGGCATGGGAAGGTGTGAAAGATGTCCTTAAGGGCATTCTTAATGTCATCATTGATATAGTTGAGGGAAGCATTAACAGAATCATCGGTGCGCTGAATGCAATTAGTTTTGACATCCCCGATATAGTGCCCGGCATTGGTGGAAAGCATATCGGATTTAACATCACACCAGTATCACTGCCCCGTCTTGCAACCGGTACGGTTGTTCCCAGGCAGTCAAGAGAGTTTGCTGCTATACTGGGTGATAACAACCGGGAAACTGAGGTTGTGTCACCTCTGTCAACTATGAAGCAGGCTATGATAGAAGCACTTTCAGAATCCGGATTTGGCGGTGGAAATGGAGATGTATATATTTCCGCTGATGGTGACATGGATGCTCTTATTAGACTTCTTAAATTTAAGATAGAGAGAGAAAACAACCGTGTTGGCAGAAGTTTTGAAAAGGTGGTAACTGTATGATAACTGTTGATGGGAAAAATTATAATGTAGCTGTGACAGATGTATCTCTTGATACAGAATTTATATATAAATATGCAGAGCGTACAGAGGATTATAACCTTAATTATGAATTGGGCGCAGTTTATCATAATCAGTCACTGACTTTTGGTATCGTAGATACATCGAATCAGGACTTTGTGGATTTGTATAAATTGCTTTCCAGTAAGGGAATTGATAATGGGACCGGGCATAATGTGCAAATATGGACACCTATGGGGAAACTTACATTCTTGATGTATCCTAACAAATTAAATGTGAAAATGATTTATGAAAAAGGTAGTAAGACATGGTGGAGCGGTTTTAATGTAAAATTTATTGCCGTAAAGCCTGCAGAAAGCTGGTAAATATGAGAAAAACATATTGCAAAGCACACATGGTATTTGCAGACGTGACAGCACTGGCAGACAGTACACCAAGCACAAACGATAATAGTGATATTGCGGATGTGTCTTTGCTAAATGGCAAGGTGTCAGTAAATGACTATGGAACATTAGAACTGAATCAGTTTTTGCTCGATGAAAGTAAAACGGTAATAAACAATCCGAACGATATAGCTTTTATGTCGCAAGAACAGTCCGGAGCAGAATGCAAATTTGCAACAAATCCACTTGTTACTTTTGCATTTTCGCAGAATCATACATCCGCAGGAATTACACTGAATTTTGGATTTGATTATCCGGCAGAAATAGTTGTGACATGGTATGCAGCAAATAATATAAAGCTATTAGCAAAAACATATTATCCTGATGCAATTACATATGTGTGCAGACAGCAAATCGAGAATTACCAAAAAATTACAGTAGAATTTATAAAAACAAGATTGCCTTATAGATATGCAGAACTGCAGTGGATCATTTATGGGCTAGAAATTGATTGGGCTGGTGCGGATATACAATCTGCTAAAGTAACAGAAGAAGTTGATGTAACATCTTCCACGCTGTCTATAAACACGGCAAATATCTCTATTATTGATGCAAACAATGATTTTGACATAGAGAACGATGACGGAGCATGGAAAGCAATACAAAAAACTCAGAAAGTAACTCTGACAGAATACGTTAACGATGAACCTATACCATGTGGAGTTTTCTTTATTGATGGGAAATCATTCAGTAAAAATATTGCAAGTTTTGAACTTATAGACAGAATAGGTCTGCTGGATAATTACACTTTCGATCAGGGAGAAATGTATATTAACAAATCTATCGGAGACATTATAAAAGCAATATTCGCGTGTGCGAATATTACAGATTATGAAATATCCGAGGATGTGTATAATTTGACTGTTTCCGGCACGCTTGATATACAGAGTTGCCGTGAAGCATTGCAGATGTGCTGTTTTACCGTAGGAGCATTGGCGGATGATAGCAGGACCGGAACAATAAAAATTTATAAACCGGACAGATATGTGAAATATACCATTCCTATCAACAGAAAATTTAATGGCAACACTGAGGTATCTCTGAAAGAATACGTATCAGGTGTGTCGATTACAAGCAATGTTTATGCGCTTGATGTTGATGCAAGTAATATTTATGATGATACACTTCCGGCAGGAGATACACGTATTGAATTTTCAGATCCGTATGACCCATCATCGATCACCGTATCTTCTGGCACGATAAAAGAGAAAAAAGTACATTATATGATCGTTAATATGAAGAACTCCGGCCAATGTACAATTACTGGAAAGAAATACGAAAAAACCACTCTGACAACTGCTGTCAATGATGAATATGTAGATGCAAATGAAGTTGCTAATATTAAAGAGTTTGGAGATTTGACCTTACATAATTCTGATATTATGAAATACACTGCTGACAGCCTTTTGAGATATTACAAATTAAGGAAAGAGATCAATTTAAAATACATCATTGAAAAAGAGCAAAGCGGTGACTGGGTGGCTGTTAATAACGTCAGAGGTCAATCAGCAACATCACTTGTTGAAAGCCAGTCTATTGATCTTGTGGGAGGTTTCTTATCAACAGCAACATGCTGCGGATATTCGGTTGTTGTTACCGATTATGCATTTACTGGTACAGAGTTATACGCGGGAGGTGATTATTTGTGAATCTAAATCCAATTACTCCGTTTCAGATCATTGAAAATCTGAAAAAAGAAAACCAACTTCTGAAAGAAGAAAATGAAAAATTAAGGGAGGAGTTGCTGAATAATGATCTTATGGATGGACCAGGTAACGGACCGATCACAGAGTGATGTCGATAGAGCAATTTTGCTTTTATCAAAAGCATGGACTTCCTATTCTGAAGATGAAAAAGTTGAATATCTCAATGGCTTAAAAGGGTGTTTGAATACATCAGATTTGATACGAATAAAAAATAACATTTCTTTGCTTAATGAAGTTTTGGAATTAAATCTGAATGTATCAGAAGTACCTAAAATCCCAACCAAAGAATATTTTGATGAGATATTGACAAATGTATCAGAAATAAGAAAAGCATATATGGTGCATACGACTACACCTGTGACACCAGCGCAACCATTGAATGATTTTGAAAAATGGAACAACATCGAACAAATTTTGTACGATGTTTATGAAATCCTAATGAATAACTTTAATTATTATTGCGGAGAAGAAATCTTCGCTGGAGATGAAACCGGACTATTACTGTAAAGAAAGAGAGGTATTTACAATGGCATTTGCAAAAAAAACATGGAAAGACAGAATTGCAGAATTTCCCACGAGACGTAGATTGACAAAGGAAGATAATACAAGTGAACTTGTTACCGTAGCAAGAGAAGAAGGAACATTGTCCCAGGAAGGTGATGCTTTTTCTGCTGAAAATATGAATGACCTTGAAAGCAGAATTGATGTAGAGTTTACTGAGTTAAATGGCAATTTAAAAAATACAAGCAAGTTATTTGTACCATTCGTAAATAAAAAGAGTGTTTATTTTTATTATACTGATAAAGCATATGGATATGGCACATTTCTTGCAATGGATAATTATGGTGTTCTTGATTTTTATATTCTTCGTAATGTATTTGATAATGTCACTTCATCTGGCGTACAAGTATTACCATCAAAAAGTTTAGGCACTAATTCATCAGTTGCATATATTCATTACAGAAATGGTAAATACGATTTCCAAATTGTATTTACAAGTGAATATTCACATGGCATGGTAGTCGTTGGTGGTGGTAGCATAATGAATTATTCTGAGATATTGCAAGAATAACGATTATCTATAATATACAATCCACCATGTATTAGATGTAACATCTCTACCGATAGAAGAAGCAGCCATACTATTTATCTTATTTTTTGTGATATCGAATTGCACTGCCCCATAATCAGATGAAGTGCTAAACCATCCCTGTTTTATAATATCAGTATCATTTGATAAAGATATTCTAGGAATACTAACCATAACTTGTTTATTTTCTGCATTTACATTTACTTTTATTAATAGTTCTTCATAATCACTTGGTAATGAGATTATAGATGTACCTTGCGTTGCATTGGATATAGTTTTCCACTTTAACTTGCCATTTACAGAAGGAGTGATAGCCGATGGGCGGAGATTAGAAGCAAAAAATAAATCAATCATTTACAAACGTAAAATTTTTAAAAATAAAAGGAGAAAAAATATGAAACAAGCATTGTATAAAGGACCTGACATTTCCAAGCACAACGGAAATGTAAACATTAAAAGAGTGAGAGATGCTGGATACAAGCGTATCGGTATCCGCGCCGGTTACGGAAAAAATAACGTTGACGAGAAGTATGTGAGCAATGCATTGGCCTGCTTTAATCTGGCTGTTCAGGTGCTGCTCTATTGGTTCTCATATGCTTACACCGTGGCTATGGCGGTGGCAGAAGCAGAGTTTTGCATCACTCAGGCTAAAAAGTACTGGACTAAGTGTCCAATCGCATTTGACTTTGAATACGACTCAGTCAACTATGCCCGCAAGAAAGGTGTAAATGTCACTAAGCAGTTGGCTACGGATATGGCAATTGCATTTTTGCAAAAGGTCAAAGCAGCCGGTTATCTCCCAGTGATCTATACCAACAAAGATTACCTTAATAAATACTTTGATATGAACCGGATCGTAAAAGCACTTGGAAAGGTATACGTATGGTATGCACGTTATACATCCAGTCTGTCAGCGGCGGAGATTGACCTTGCGGATATTTGGCAGTATACATCATCCGGATCTGTCCCAGGAATCAGTGGAAAGTGTGATATAAATATCTTTTATACCGACTTTAAAATGGTATCAGTACAGGTGCAAAGAGAAGAAACCTGTAATATCAATATTCAGAATTTCCAGAAAGCTGCGAATGCAGACGGTTATCGGGATGCGCAGGGAAGAAAGCTGACTGAAGATGGAAAAGATGGCAAGAATACTCGGTACGTAAGACAGCAAATCTGTCTGCAGGCAAAGAGATTCGGACTGACCTATAAGGTTGGCTCCACAGGAGCGGTAGTTAAGTGGTGGCAGAGACGTTGCAATGAGATTTTGGGGCATGATCAGGACGAAGACGGCAAGTATGGAAAAGATGCGCGAAAAGAGACCATTTCAGTGCAGGGCAAGCTAAACTTGGTAAAAGACGGAAAAGTTGGATACAACAGCATACAGGCGGTATTTTATAATTAAGAAGCAATCCCCCATCGGAGCAGATCCGGCGGGGGATTTTATGCACTACTTTAACTGATGCTTGCTCAAGCAACCGTCACATAAGGTAACCAAAAGCGTTATAAAAAAATAACATCAATCACATTCATGTTATCGTCAACGATTATCTGCCGGATTACATCCCGCCAAAAGAATTTTCGGTGCAGTTTGTCGAGATCCTTGTACATTTCTTTCCAGTCAGACACAAATACCTCTCGCAAGTGTTTAACGCTGTCGTAAGACCGACTAGAAGCTTCATACTGCCCTATTAAATCATTTAGCCTTAAATACTCCGTGTCATAGTATTCTTCGCTTATTCTGCCCTTTAGGAACATTGTGTTGAGCCTGTCCAGTTCTTCCCGGTATTTTGATACATTGTTGTTTGAGTGCTTTTTCTCTGGTTTCTGATCTGACATAGCTGCTTCACGTTCTGCCAAAAAGGTATCGATTCGGTTCAGCAGCATCTCCTCGATAAGATTCTCGGATTTCACCTTGGAAAATCCGCACATTTTGGTAGAGTGATATTCGCAGTGGTAGTACCGATACACATTACCGCTTCGGTGGCTTTTTTGACAGGACCGCATCAGCCGATTACACTCCGGGCATCGGATCATCCCGGAGAATAATACCTCGGTCCGTTTGTTTCCTGCAGTGCGTATTACTGGTCTCTTTTGTTGGAAATCCTGCCAGTCCTCTTTAGATATATATGGCTCGCAGAAATTATCATTATCCTTGTAACATCCATAATAAAAAGGGCTGCGGATTATGCGCTTGATAGCCTGAATCTCAAATCTTGTACCGTACTGTTGGTTGATATGCCGGGCGGTGGCAGAGTAGTTTCGATATTTGCGATAGTATTCAAACAGATCCGCAACAGCATCTTCCCATTGTTCTTCCTTTACCAGTCTTCGCACTCCATTCACGACAGCGTTGTGGTATCCAAACGGTGTAGAGTGATCCGGTAGTATAGACTTCCCGATAGATGCTGCATACCGGATGGTATCTTTTCTCCTCTCAGAGTTTAATGCCCATTCCAACTCTGCCATTGATGCCTGCATATACATGAAGTTCTTTCCATAGGGTGTAGTGGTGTCGATCTGCTGACTGACGGAGACAAGATTGCAACCGTTTATTTCCATGTCGTGATATAGGTTGCAGAAATCTCGGGTATTACGTGCGATACGGTCATACCGTTGAATGACAACAAGTTGGATTTTTCTATCAGAAACATCCCGCATCATTCGCTGAAAGTCTTTTCTCTTTTTGGTGGAGTGTCCTGTGATCCCGTAGTCTCCATCATAAACCGTGGCAGTGTAATTCCCGGAGCCGTACTTGTCATCCAGGTACCGGCGGCACATATCAATTTGCACATCCATGCTGTCGGAGTTGTCCACGGCTTTGGATTTACGTGGGTAGATTGCGCAGTTAATCATTGCTGTTCCTTTCTAACAGAAAAAGCCACTATAAAAGTGGCTTAATCAATCTATACGTAGTACGGATTTGGTTTGCAGAGAATTAAAATGAGATCAATTAACCAACCAATACCGAATAACCCTGCGGTGAACAGATAAACAATCCCCATGCCGATTTTTCCCTCATAAAATTTATGCCCGCAGATAGTAAACAGGCAAAGACAGAAAGAAATCCACTTGTTTTTAGGTTTTCCAAGATAAAAACCACCGTTGACGTTCTGATTCATGTTTGTGTTGTTGATTACGACATTCGGATTTGGGTTGCTGGAGATATTCTCCACCTGTTTTCCGCACTTTGGACACACAACACAACTCATGTCAATAGATTCTCCACAAAACTTACAAAATTTTTTCTGTTCTTCCATAGCTTTTCTCCTTTTTACATTTTATCTGAATAGGCTAATATTCGCCTAATCATTTCTTTTTGGGTATCATCTGCTTTGCGGTATTTCATTAGCAAATCCTGCTCTTCTTCGGATAGAGAAATTGTGTAATCTATCGTCTGCTCAAGAGGATTCCATTGAACATCCTCATTTCTCATAAGAAATTCAAGGCTTACATTAAAAAAATCCGCAATCAATTTTAATTTGTCTGGCTTAGGAGTATATTTCCCCTGCTTCCAACTGGTTAATGTAGCAGTAGATACTCCGGTTTCTTTGGAAACTTTGTTAGGTTTTATGTTTCTTTGTTTGCATAACTCTTCAAAATTTTGATAGTACATAATTTCTCCTTTGTATGCTAAGAAAACTTAGGTTTTCTTATTGACATACTAAGAAAACTATGCTACTATGTAAAAGTACTAAGAAAACTTAGTACAAAATAAAAGATAGCTTAGTTTCTTATGTTTCTTTGTTTGGCAACTTTGATTATATAAGAAAACTAAGTTATCGTCAATACTTATTTGAAAGGAGTGACGATATTTTTATGCAAAAAATTGAGAAAAAGAATACTTCTTATGCGTATAAGCAGTATTTGAAACTCAAGAATAAGCACAAAAAGACAGACTATCAGGTTTCAAAGGATAGTGATGGTGCTATATCTACCGCAGTCCTCAGCCAGTGGGGGAAAGGAAATTATGATTTGAAGTTGGATAAACTTACGGCACTGGCAAAAGTATTTGATGTTTCCGTTTCTGAATTTATCAAGGAGAAGTAAAGATGAAAGGATTTGTATTAAAAGGAAAGAAATTTGCCTACAAAAGCAAGCAGAATGTCGAATCTGTCACCATCCGTGTGACACCGGAAGCGTACAACGCACTGGTGGACATGGCGAACGAGAGCACATTATCTATCAGAAATATCGCATCGCAGGCTATATTATTTGCCTACGGCAACCTTGTAATTGACCGAGAGGAGGATGTGGATGCCTGCAATGACTGAGGAACAAGCTGACAGAGCCATGCGCATTCTGGCAGAGTTATATGCCGACCAGATTGGCATGAAGAACCCGAAGATTACAATCACGAGAAAAGGAGAGAAGAAAGAATGAAAAAGCAGATTATACCTATCGAGAGAGCAAGTGAGAGCACCATCAATGCGCTGATTGAAGCAGGAGTACTGGTAGTGACCGAGGACGGTCTGAAATGTGCGGAGGTGGACTGATGGCTGAGATTATCAAAAGCTATAAAGGATTTAACAAAGACATGACTTGCCGTGGATTCCAGTATGAAGAAGGTAAGGAGTACGAAGAGGAGACAGCAGATGCCTGTCACAGCGGATTCCATGCTTGTGAATATCCACTGGATTGTCTTGATTATTATTCACCTAACACATCTGTATACCATGAGGTGGAGCAGAGCGGTGAGTTTGACAGAGATACGGATGATTCCAAGGTTGCATCTACAAAAATTAAGGTCGGTGTAAGACTGGACGTTGCTGGACTGGTAAAGGCAGCCATTGATTTTACCATGAGCAGAGTTAAAAAAGAAGCTAGAAGTGATGAAGACTACGGTGCATCCTCTGCGACAGGTTACAAAGGTGCATCCTCTGCGACAGGTAACTACGGTGCATCCTCTGCGACAGGTTACAAAGGTGCATCCTCTGCGACAGGTGACTACGGTGCATCCTCTGCGACAGGTAACTGCGGTGCATCCTCTGCGACAGGTTACAAAGGTGCATCCTCTGCGACAGGTGACTACGGTGCATCCTCTGCGACAGGTAACTACGGTGCATCCTCTGCGACAGGTTA